GATGGACAACGTCGCGCCACCCTGATATTTGCCCGTGCTGCGAGCACCTGTGTCGTCTAATGTGAGGTTGCCACGAAACGGGATGGACTTCTGTGCCCAAGTGATGATGAGGTCCGATTCGTTGGGGTTGTCAGCCGGTGCGACTTTGATGTCGGCTTCAACTGTGGGCACGCGTTTGAGGTTTTCTAAACCCATTTCGATGTCACGCAGATTGAGGATGTCGCCCTCTTTAATCGGCAGCGCATTGAAGCTGTGCGCACGCGTGACATTGGTCTTATCCGCGTTCGTTTGGTCAAACGTGATGTTGCGTACTCGACCAGGAATGACGGTGAGCTGCAAAGTGCCACTTTTAAGGTCTTGCGGTTCCGCAAGAATGCGTGTGGTGGTGTAACCACGGTCAATAATAGCGTTCTGTGCAGCGGTCATNGGTTGACCTTTCACTCGATGATTCGCTTGCGTGACAATAATGCGCTCGCCTGACTGTGTGTCAATCGCCATCAAACCCGTTTGGTTCAGGGCTTTATCCAATGCAAACTCGAACGTCTGCGCAGAATCACCAACCAGCTCAATGTGCTTGATGAGAAAGCTCGGCGATTCAGTCAATGGCAAGGTGATGGTGACAGGCTTGTCTTTGGCCTGCTCTCCATCCAAACGAACATCAGGCGCCGGTGGCTGCTGTTCTTGTACTTGCTTGGCTCGATCTTGGGCGCGGCGCAACTCGTCTGTTTGGATGTCTTGGGGTACGGTTTGAGCACGCACGAAAAAAGCAGGCATTGTGAGAATGCCTGCTACCATTAAAGACCGAGCAGTACGAGTAAGGCGCATCTATATGAGTTGAGCAGAAATTAAGCTTATGTTGAATGTCTGATTTTAACTGTATTTGTCCATTATAGCATGTACATTTTTAAGATATACGCAAATAAAACACAACATTTCAATTGATTAAACTTTAAATTATTTAATAATCAATTTATTAGTTTTCTTTCGATGGGGCTGTGATTAGATAATTCGCCCATGTACACCGAACAAGAAAAGCAAGCATTCAGTGAGCGGCTCAAAGCAGCTCTGGCTGCTGCCGCCCCAAAAATACATACGGCAAGCGATGTGGCGACTCAATTTAACCTGCGCCACACCAAAAAGCCTGTGAGCAATCAAGCCGTGCACAAATGGCTCACAGGACAAGCATTCCCTCAGATTTATAATTTAGAAACTTTGGCTAATTGGCTGAACGTATCAACCAACTGGTTGAGAACAGGCTACGATACAGTTGATGACCAGCCCGAATTGACTGATTTGGAGTATATGCTCTTGGAACGCTTCACTGTCTTATCTGAACAACAAAAGAAATTACTGATCGAATTGATCGACCAACTAAAAAAAGCCACAGACTAAAATGTAATGCGCACTGCCTCAAAAGTGAACTGAATCTTTCGAGGCTTAGTTTTTCGCAGCCAACCCGCCAATCCCTCCTGTCACAATTCTGGCAATGTCTCGATCCGACACATCTTGCGTCAGCGGCATTTCAAACGCAGGTTCAGCAGTGGGTGCTGGCTTGTTCTGATTGAGCTTCATGGCATTGTCAAAGCTACTGGCCTTTTTGCCCGACTGCGCCAACCACTCATGAATGTCTTTGGGCACGTTGATGTTCGCTTTCGGTATAGCGGCTTGTGTCGGCACTGATGCGTTGATGGTGCTGCCTGACGTTTGACCAAGTGCCGCCCCGATACCGCCCGCTGTCACCGTGGGGCTTTGTACCTTGTGTGCTGGTTGTTGGCGACCCTCCAGATACGGGTCAACCGCATACATCGCCCGGCCTTTCTTTCGTTGACGGGCAAGCCATTTATCGGCAGCATACTGGTGCACACCATCATTCTTACCACCATGGCTTTCACTGATCCAACGCTTGCCCACTGCATCAATGGTTACTTGCGCAATGTGATCAATGTCGTTGAAGCGTTGATTTTTCTTACCATTCGACGTACCGAGCAACATGCCTTCTTTGAGCAAGGTTTCGTTGATTTCTCTATTTGCCCACATCTGCCCCGTGGCTTTTTGTACCGCTTGAATTTGTCCTGCCGCAGTGCTGGCTTTTTTCAGCAGCTTGGGGTCAAACCGTGTACCCAGCGCGCGATTCATATCGCTCACCACAGCCGTTTGTAACTCATACACCCATTGCGAGCAATCCACTTGACCTGCCGCCAGTGAGCCATGACTCGCCGCACTGTAGCCAATACCATTATTGGCTTGCGTGAATGCAAAGCCCTTGCTGACTACTTCGCCGTTGCTCGTGGCTGGGTTTGAACGATTGGCTGTATTTGGGGTTGCTTGAGTCAGTGGTTGTTCTCGGTACACACCCTGCAACGCCGCCTCACCCCATGCCGCATAGCTCGAAGTCTTGGTTTTATTGCCATCCACGCTGTCAATCCCTTGGCCGTACCATTTGTTGGCACGACCCGCCCCGCCAATGTGCGCCGCTGCCGCATAACCCAAAGCTGCCGCTTTGTTGCCCTTGTGGTATTTTTGGCCTGTCTTGATGTTCGACTCAATCAAACGACGCATCGACTCATCTTGTAAGGCCTTGCTGTTTCGGTAAGCTGATAAGCCACCCGCAACAGTCCAATTGCTCGGGTCAGCCAAAAAGGCTTTATGCGCTTTGATGTCACTGCCATTGGCAATGCCTTTGTTTTGAAGAACGGCGGTATCAAACTTGCGCCGATCAATCATGCCCGTTTGTGCCAAAGCCGATGCGCCAAACTGATACAAGCCCGTATAGCCCCACTTGTTCTGTAAGTCAAGTTGACCACCCCGATTCTCTTTGTGAATCATGCGGTTCATGAAGGCACGGGTCTCCTCCGTGCTGTACCCGTTCAAATTGCTCGCCAAAAATTCGCCGTAATCTTTAACGCCACCGACCGCTGACCGTGTACCGCTTATTTGACTGCCAATTTGCCCCGTCATGCCCAAATAGCCTTGTTTGGCCTGACCCACCAAACCTCCCAAAAATGAGCTCGCCGTTGAGGCCATGCCCTTGACATCCACCCCAGTGAGTTGCTTTAAAGAGTCATTGGCCTGTGCACCCATTTGGCTGAACACCTGCCCCGCCTGTTTGAACCAGTCACCAAACGCCCTCGTCAAACTTGCCACCGCGCTGTCCCAGACTTTGCTCATGTTGGATGTGGCGTTCTGCCAAGTGCTGGACACATTGTCACCCACATCACGCCAGTTGACATCCGCCAACCAGTGACCAATCAACTCGCCCGCTGAGTCACCCGCAAAGTAACCCGCCGCACCGCCCACAATCGCACCGATGGCCGTACCAATCACGGGAATAACAGAGCCAATCGCCGCACCCGCAGCAGCTCCTGCCCACAAACCACCTGCGCCGCCAGCCAGTCCGCCAATCAAACCCGTCGTTTTTTTGGTTTTGTTGATGGGTTTGTCTATCTCATCGGCCTCACTGTCGTTTGAGAATGCGCCAAAGGCCAACCCAGCCAGTGCGGCGATTTTGCCGATGCGTGGAATTTTGGAGAATAGTTTAAGGCCACCACTGGCAAGCCCACCCATACCTGACAAGCTAGGCAATCCAGACAACAAGCCAGTATTAGCCGCATGAGCCACAGGTTTGTTTTCAATGGCTTTGAGGTGTTTGAGCTCTGCTTTTGAAAACTCACTTTGCGTTGTCTGGCTTTTGGTCAGTGCTTGCCAAATCCGATTGAGCCAGCCCGCTTGCATGCGCTCTTGTTTGGCAAACACCTTTGCCATGCCTCGCCCCAAAGGCGTGAGTGCTTCTTTACCTGCCCCCAAAAACTGCCCCACCTCGCTCAAACCAGCAATCATGGGATCAAGCTCGTCATTGTCTTGCATGAGACTGCTGCCCATACTTTTGATGTCTGCGGCCATTTCCGTCATGAGGCGTTGCGACTTGTCATAGGCGGTACTATCGCTGTTGCTCAGGTTGCCTTGAGCCATAAAACGGCCTTGCTTGTCTCGCGTGGGCGGTGAAGGTTTTACACTCGACACCTCCTGTGATTTATTAACGTGCACTTGCTCACCATTTTGTGTTGATGCTGTGCTGTTTTTGTTGACTCTGACTGGTGTTCGTCGCACCTCAGTGGTTATCGTTTGTTGTATCGCGGTGGGTTGAGGCGTGAGTTGTGACGTCGCATTTTGATGAGTTGATGCCACCCTTTTGGGCGTTGTGCGTGAGGGCATCAGCGCATGGTGCGCCTGACCAAACACGCCGTTTGCGGCAGGTCTCTGGTTGCGTTGAACGTGTGCAGTGGCCGCTTGACCATACCGCTGCGTCAATAACCGCCGTATGGCACTGGTGTCACTGTGAATGGCGGTGAGTGTTCGATCCACATCTGAACCATCAATACGTGTACCCGTTAAAAAACCGGTGGAGTCATGTGCCAGCATCGTTATTCCATAAAAGTGTCAATTTGGGTGAAGGTCATGGTGAACTCACTGACAGCTTGCTCACGTCGTGACAACTCATGCTCGATGGTATTCGGGCGCAACAATAAGGTTTCTTCAAAACCACCTTGATTGGACTCATCATCGGCAAACGAATGCAAAATCCGCATACGCAGCAAGTAGTCACTCATCACGCCGACCGTGCCATCACTGTGTGCCGCTTGGCTGGCTTTGGCCTTGAACCAGCGTTTGATGGTGCCGTTTTCATCATCGAAGGTGGTCACGCGTACCTCGGTCGCGGTTGCGCCCGTGATTCGATCCGCAACACTACTACCCAGCTTGACCTTGTCCCCCTCAATGCCGATCGCGCTGTAGCTCACATCAGCAGCCAACAAGTTGAACACCGAGGTCAGACCTGTACCCGTGGCAGGGCTACTGGTTGGCTGATTGCCCAATAAGTAACCGAGGCCAACATTCAGAGCAGTATTAGCCATACCACCCACGCCACCCATCAACCCGCTGGCAGCCAAGCTACTTGCCTCATCCGAAAACTCAATCAAAAACAGGTTCTTTTTACCCAGCCGCAGATTGATGTGGGCATCGAGCAGTTGTTCATGCTCAAACAGGGACTTGTAAGCGAGGTATTCGGTTTTGCTGTTGAAACGGTCGTATTCACCGACGGCAATACCCGCATGGTCAAACAGGCGATTAAGCACCCCCGCATTAACGGCCTCATTGAGTGCCCCTGCAATGTCTCCATGCAACAAATCATTGATCGCACGTGCTCCGTGCCGCACCATCGGCAATTGGCTCATGGGGATGCGTTGCGCGATTTGACCCGCCACATAGCCGCCCAGCGTTTCGCCCAATGCGCCACCCAGCACCGAGCCGAGCCCTAAGTCGTTCATGACTTCGTCAAAAATACTCATGGTGAGCCCTCTTGAGCGGGGGCTGATTCGGCTGGGGTTTTGAGCATGGCTTTGGCATACGTAAGTGCCTCATCCTCATCGAGCAGCATCTGCTTGGTGAGAAACAGCGTCATGGCAGCCTCATCGCTGATGAGTTCTTTGGCCTGTGCCAAGGTTTGCACCATTAAACCTGCGCCATTGATCGCATTGGCCTTGGTGGTTTGCTTTTCAGCTTCATAGGCCGACAGTGAGCCGTAAAAGCTGATGGTGTACGGGCGTTTGCCATCTTTAAAGGCTTTTTGGTGTTTGACACGCAGATGGGTGTCGATGATGGTGTTGAAGAATTCAGTCAAAGCGGCGCGAATGATGCGGCTGCCTTCGGCAATTTGCACGCTGACTCTAAAAAAGCCCCCATCACCCAAGCCACCGCTCAACTGATCCGAAAACCCCAGCATTGCCAAATCCACCCCGAGTGCACCCGACATCAAGCGAGCGTGCATCATGACATCGTCAATGGTGATCGAACCTGTGCGTTTTGAACCGAGTCCGTCACCGATGAGCGTGACTTGCTTGTCTTCTGTCTGGGGGATGATGTGACGCACCCGCTCCAACATGGGTTTGCCCGTCATGGCCTGCTTGGCCAAGTTTTTAGAGGCGGTGAACATGTCAACAAGGTTTTGTTTAAAGCGTTTGTGTTGCTCGTCTGAGCCGCCTTTGAGGGTGTAGCCAATGATCGCCTCGTCAATCGAATCGACCCAGCGTTGACCGACCACCCCCGCCAGAGCCGTGTAAAAATTGAAAAAGTATTCTTCGCACAAGTCGAGCAGTGAGCCGCCCACCATCGAGGGCAAGACAGGCAATTGATCGTATTCGTCTTCTAAGATATTGGCGCGTTGGGCTTTAAAGGTCACTTCACTTTGTGTGGTCCATGAGGTACGCGGCAGCTCAAACCGTGCCACCTGATCGGTGGTCATGCGCCCAAGTGATTTACCGTCGCCATTGGAGACAATGTAGCCAATGGTTTTACCTCCCTTCTCATAGGGTAATACCAAAGGTGGGTAGAGCATTTCATCATCGTTGATGGCAATCACGCCTTGCTTGTCTTTGAGATACAGGCGCACATACGAATCACCAAAAGCCAAGCCCCTGAATGCGACCGATTTAACGATTTTGTTGAACATGACAGCCAAGTCATCGTTCAACTCTTGCACAATGGCATCGTCTTGGTCTGTCGCCGAGCCACTTTTTTCGATAAAAATGAGGTTGCCGTTGGTTTCATGGCCGCCCAAGGCGGCTGTGACATGTAAGTCAAGGGCACGGGCAATCATGGGGTCTCGTTCCATCAAGCCCCAAGCCGCGTAAATCTCTTGGCGTGAACGCACACCATGCTTGCCGCCCACCATCAACGCACGGGTGCTGATGCCTGCGGTTAAAACATCGTCTTCGGGGATGGGAGTGGCAAATTCTGTTGTGGCTTGGGTTTGGTTGCTCCTACCAAACCATTTGCGCCATGTGTTCGATAAACTGCGGTTGATCGCCTCAATCCGTGTACCCGTTCGTGCGGCCATACCCACCCCAAAATGAAAGGGGTATTGTGGCATTGAGGATTTTTGCGACAGGTGGAATTTTCCAAAGCAAAAACAAGCCCCTCGGCCAAAAGGCGCGAAGGGCTCTGAGGTACTGCTGTGAATGAGAAAATAGCATAACACAATGCAGACATTTGAGATGAATAACTACGCTCACCTCACAGATGATTCACCTTGCCAATTTTGCTCTGATGGAGAATGCCTTATTTGAGCCAAGGCTGTGAGTATCGGATCTAACGGCACACCTCTTTCGTTATGAGATAATAAATACAGCTCTGTGCCTCCAAATGGGTTGTGCATTCCCAACCAATCAGGTTTGGCTTCTTGATAACCATGAGTGCGACACCACGCCTCTCGCGCCGTGAAGCGATTCTGTTGGATATCACCATAGGGTTCATCAACAATTAAGTACCGCTTGTTGCCATCCAACCAAATACTCACATGATCTTGACCTGGTACCACTTGAATCTCGCCTTTTTTAATCGGATATGCCTTGCTGTAACCTGTTGATGGACGTAAACCTGTCGCTGCAATAAATTGCAGTATTCGCGCGGCGGTACAAACAGAGGAACGTGCCATACTTTGATTTCTGCAATAGTCAGACCGCTGTAAATGGTCTGTATTGACCTGCTCGTAGCGATGTAACTCACTGAGTTTTTTCAAGTCCGCTGGCTTTAACAGCTCGTTCAACGGTTTATGTAATGAAATGCTTAGTCGCTCTTTTCCAATCTGTTGACCCTGCCGCTCTTGCCAATACGCGGTCAGATGGATTGGATACTCTGCTTGAGTTTGACTGGTTAAGCGTTTCAGTTGGTTTTGTGCATGCCGAAAATTCTCAAACCCAGCGACTTGCGCTGCCAAGTTAAGCGCAGCAGAGCGTGATAGTACATTCCCGTTGGTAGTTTGTTGCTTTTGGTATTGGGTGGCTAGACGTTTGATGCCCACGATGGTGGACGGGCGAATCGATTGATTGACCATTGGTTTCTCCAGATTAATCGAACGCGTTACCCACCAACCACGCTTGACCCTGAAAAATATGATCAAACCTAAAACAAAGAGCAGTGCTGTCAACAGTTTTGCAATGGTGGGCATCAGGCTTATGCTCAAAGCCTGACGCCATTTTAGAGCACATCATTCCTATTGGCAAGCCCCCCCTTTCTCCAGTCATCCACGCCAATTCGACTCAAACTCATCATCGGTTAGTGTGTACACATCGCCTGTGTCATCATTAATCACAAAATCCCGATTGCCCTCAAAGTAATGCTCAAAATACCAGTCTCGAAACCCAAACGCTGCCACCATGGTTGCCTGTGGATGAATACTGCCATCAGGGTTTTTGACTGAATACAAATCCACCAAAGCAGGTGATTCAACATACCCCGCCAGCTCAAAACCACGCTTTTGTAAAATGTCTTTGACCGCCCACCAGTACATGCCCAATGATAAAAACGCATCAGGCCGACGTTGGATATAGCCATACACCACCGTAAAAACATCCTCTTCCAGATTTTTATCGGGGTTCTTGGCGCTGTACTGGTTCTTTTCATTGTCGTACAACTCAATGAAGTGGGGGCTGTTCGGTCTGAATTCGATAAATTCCATAACGGTGTCCTGTGTTTAATGCCGCTGTCGTTAAATCAGCTTGGCCATGATGTTGTACTGTTTGCATTCGTTGGGGTACTGCGCCAGCAATGCATCAAATACCTTTTGTGTGGTGAGCCACGCGACTTTACCAGCCAGTAAATGCTCAATCTGACTGTTCGGCAATCTCGAAGGCAATTGCTGACTGGCAATCGGCTTACGGCGTAAGGCTTTTTTGTCCAAATCAAAAAACTCAATCGGCTCGTTGGCATCTGCCGCCACCGCTTTGATGCGCACGCGCATCGGGTAGGTTTGGCCGACAATCGCAACATAACCGCTTGGTGGTAACGCTGTTGAATCGTCTGGCTCTGCTGTCAGTTCCTCAGAAACAGGCTGTGGATTTTGGGTGCCCTGTGTCGCTGGTTCCGCTGCCTGCTCTGACTGTGCAGCATCTCGTTCGGCTTGCTCTGCCGCTTGTTGTGCTTCAATTTGGCTCTCAAACCCACGCGCCAGCACAGAATAACTGCCGTAATACGACATCGAATTTTCTACGTTCAATACAAACCAGTCTTGATTAAAGTCAGCACCCATCAATCGCGCCTGCACCAAGGTCTCCACCATATATTGATTGAACACGTGGTATAAATTGACATCTGGTGCATGAGCCTTTTGCTGCTCATAAAACGCCAATGCCCCTTCAACGCTGACCAGCTTACATCCCAGAAGTGTGTCCAACCAGTTACGGGCATCATCAACAACCGCCTCGTGATTCAGTGCCTCCCCCTTAACCACACACAAGTCCATTGGTGTGATGGGTTTGGCATGCTGTAGCGCAAACAGTACCACACTGCCTTGGCGATCTTTGTCTTGCGGATACGCCGACGTGATGCCAACCGCCTCAGATGAAGCGACGATTTTACCATCAGCATAAGTAAAACCACGCTCGGCATGGCATTTAACTATCGCCTGCATAAGATCTGTTTGCGCCTTAGCCGCCAGCTCTGGTAAAAAGTACGGTGAATCATCAACCCCCGTCATACGGGCTCTATCACCATCAACCGTACCAATCGGTTGACGCGACATCAGGCTCAATAACTCGGGGAGAATTTGATGGTAATAACGGCCATCATCATTCATCACCGATACAGACCAATGGTTGGCATCCAAATAGGCCTCATCCCGTTTGGCTAAGACACTGAGCCATTCGTGGTGTTCTTGCGAGCCTTTGATGATCGGCTTGCCATGGTAAATGACGTTTTCAGCATCAAGGGTTTGACTGCGTAGGTACGGGGTCTCATCCCCAGAATGAGCAATCACAGGCTCACGACTCACCACCACAACATAGGCGTTGTGTCCCGAATAGAGACTCTTCTTAAAATCACTTTGGATCAACAGAACTTTATCATCCATGACCACAAAATCACCTTTGCCAACCACCTCACCATTGACCGCTAAAGACAGGCCCTCCTTGACTTTGTCTAACGTTCCCGCTTCAAGCCCTCCTTTGGCTTCCAACTCAATGGCTTTATTTTGCATATCAACAATCATCGCCCCCATCGTGTCGAGCTCCTCCTGCCAATCAGCATACAACGGCATTTTTTCGCAATCTGCGCTGTCCAATTGCCTGAAATAGGCTCTGACATAGGGTTCGATCGGATTGTATTTGGGCACTGCCTGCGTGTACGATGGTTGCGTATGAGCACTGAGCCATGCTTCAAAATCGCCAATGCTCGGTGCTAAAACAGCACTGCGTTTTTGATACAACTCACGACAACGCGTCAGCCAAGCGGTATGACGGTCTTTCTCATATTGCTCTTGTTCGGTCAACTCGGCGGCATCGCCATATTTCTTATTGAATGTGGCCAAACGCTCCTCAGCCTTTTTGACGCTGAAATACCGCTTGTAGGTTTCCTCAAAGTTGGGAATGCACCACGCGGCAAAGTCTGACAATTTATCAAAAGCCTTTTGTTGCACTTCAATCACTTTGATACTCGAAAACAACGTTTCTCTGGCGGTGCGCTGCTCACGGCTTTTATTGCGTGCAGCGATGGTCTCCACCGCACGAGCCAAGGCATCCGCATCACCAACCATTGAAGCGAGCAATTCCTGATCTTCTTTGCTCATGCCCGACTCAATCGTGACACGCTCACCATCCCCATTGACCAGCTCGTTGATCCAATCGCGTTTGCTGTTGACCAGCGTGCGCTTGTAACTGTCAAACGTGCCATTGGCATCGTAGTGGTACACGCGCACCATTTCGACGTAATTGCCTTGGCGCACACCTCGGCCATTGCGCTGCTGCAAACTGTCAGGTGTCCAACCCACGGTTAAGTGGTGAATGGCTTGCGTGCCCTTTTGCAGGTTGATGCCCACTTCGGCTTTCTTGTTGGCAATGATGACCTCAAAACGATTGTCATCTCCATCGCCATTAAAGCCATCTTGAATGTCTTGCAACTGCCCCGCATCCGAAATCGCCTCAGCATTGATGATGCTGATCTTGTTGGCGGGAATACCCGCCTGATTGATCAGAGCGTATTTGATTTTGTGGTGCAAACCCAAGGCATCACAGAAAATGATCTGTTTGCATTTACCGTTTTTGGCTTTGGGATTGGCACGCTCGGCTTTGACATTCTCAAGTAGTGCGGCGATTTTGGGGGGAATCGTCACATCCAAACTCAGGCCCAACTTATCGGCTATTTCGATGAACCTTGATTGCGTTTTGAACGACTCTGTATCAATCGTGATCGTGCCACCTTTGCCATTGCCTTTGAAGGTTGCCATCACTTGTACCGTCAGGGTGGTTTTGACTTCACCCGTGTCGCTGTCTTGATTGACTGCACTTTTGAGAATGGCCTCTGATGTTGTGTAATGGCTTGGGCGTTCGCGTTCCTCTTTAAAGGCTTTGGCATTAAAGGCATCCACCACCTTGTGTGCCAGATCGGCTTGATTGGCTTTGGTGCGGTAAATCGTCGCCTGCTGGTACAGCTCGACATCCAAAATGGCTTTAGACACTTTGTTGATGAAGTTGAACGGGTGTGCCAGCAATTCAGCCGTCTCACCTGGTGCGAGCAAGCTGTTCAATTCCTGACGTCGGGGATCATCTGCCCCCACCATGTTGGCACTGTCCTGCAACTCCCTTGCCAAGGTGTAACCGCGTTTGAGTTGCGCAATGGTCTGATTGGTCTCGGATGTGAGAGCCACATCGGTTGGGATGTCCACCCCTTCAGGCAGTTTCAGAAAGTCCACATCCTGTGCCGTCTTGATGGTTGCCACCGACTTGAAGATTTTGCGCAGCAACGCCACATTTTTGATGCCCGCAAATACCTTGGCTTCTCGTTCTTCACCTGTCACACTGGGCAGCAGACGAAAATCGACATCACAAAAGTCTTTAATGAAGTCGTCAGCCCCCTTACAACCCGCCAACGATTTGGCGAGCTCCTTCTCACCCATGGCGAGTGAGAGCATCGAGTAAATCTCCAATGGGCTGTTGGTGATGGGCGTGGCCGACAGAGCCAGCACACCGTCCTCTTTGGGCTTGTTGCGGTCACGGATGTACCATGCCTTGGCCTGAGCATTGAGACCACGCGCCGACGCATTGGAAATCGACAACCACGCCACCCCTCGCGCTCCCTTGGACTGTTTGGAGTTTTTATAAACGTGTGCCTCATCCATGACCAAAGAGTCCACGCCCATGTTTTCTAAATAAGGGACGGATAAGTCCATTTTACTCGTCAGTTCCCGCTCCAAAGCACCCAAGCGGGCATTGCCCGCTTCAACATCTTTGGATTTACTGGCTTGCGCATCAAAATACGGCTCTTGAACACTCAAGAAACTGCCATAACTGGTTAAGGTGTTGCTGGTGAGTGGGATTTTTTCAAAGGCTTCAATAGTCAGAAAGATTTTAGAATGTTGGTTTTCTAAAATGCGGTTCAAATCTTTACCAAAATTGCTGGCCTTGACCTCACTGGTGCCATCGTCTTTTTGCGTCAAACCAATAAACAAGCAGTCATCCAGATCGGCGTAAATACTCGCCGCTTCCTTGCGCCAATTGGTGAGTGTGGTGTTGGGCACAATGAACATGGTTTTTTGTTTGACACCGATGTTCTGCAAATGCTGCACGGTCAATAAGCCCGTGGCGGTCTTACCCAATCCCACATCAAATCCGCAGATGCCACCCATGTGGCGAGCCTGACTACGAATGAAGGCGTTTTGGTAAGGGTGTGGCTCAAAAGCAGGGTTGACGTTGGCAATATCCAATGGATCAACGTCCTCAGCAGTGACAAACGATAGGGCTTCATCGGCGTTGAGTGCGCCTTCGACTTCCTGCAAAACAAACTTGTTGGATTTAACGTAGGCATCAAATTGCAGGTTGGAAATCTTGACCGATTCTTTCAGGCGTTTGAGCCGTTCCGCCTCCAGCTCCACATCGTCTTTGTCACCACTGGTCGTGAAACTGCCCTCGGTATTGAGGTAATTGGCCAAGCGGCGCATATTGCGCCCTTGCTCACTTTTTGGCGCACCCTTACAAGCAAACTTACCATCATTGAACGTAAAGCTCGAATGCACATAACTTTTCAAAAACTCCAATTTGGTGCTGTCTTTGACAAAGCTCGACAACAAGTCAAAGGTCATGGCCTTGACATTGACCCGATCAACACGGGTATCTGCCTCTAAGGATTGTGCCAATAGTTTGGCTTTGAGTTTATCGTCCGTGCAGCGTTCAATGCCCAATGCCAAATGTTGTTTCAAGCCATCATAAGCTCCATGGTAATAATCATTGGCCGCCATGACCCGAGTGCCGTCATTGGTCAAGCACCAGCCCTTATCTGTGTAGACGTTCACCTCTGGCAATTCAGCCATGAATTCATCCAATGGCACACTCATCGCCTCGCCACGGTTGGTTGAATCGCGGTACAAGATCGCCTCGTAGCGTTGTAACTCGGTGAGGTTCTTGGCAGCCATCGCGCCGACCTCGCCCTGCCAGAACAACGAGAAGGCTTGGGTCTTTTTGTCATAAACAAAGTTACCGCACATGGACTTGACCGACTCCTTGACGAATTTGGGTAAGTTGTTCGGTAACTCGGGCTTTTTGCGGCAATAGGTGCGAATCTGATTCGACACCTTGGGGTATCGGGTCAGATAGTCCACCCCCGCTTGTCCCGCATGACGCTCTTTGATGTCATGAAACGCCATGGCCGTGACCAAGGCTCGCCATGTCTGCTGATCCTGCAAAAGCTCGTTGTGTTCCAAATAGCGCATGAGCGGGCGCACCCATGTGTGAATGTCCTCATAATTGGCAATGCGCTTGGCCGCCAGCCACGCATCACGCATCGGGGCGAACGGTAAATCATCTTCAATCACCGTAATGGCTGATCTGTGGCCGCGTGCTTTGTCAAACAACGCCGTACGCTGGGCTTGGGTCTCGCTGTCGGTGACAGGGCTGAATGCCCCATTTTGGTATTGCATGGTTTGACCACCAAAGCTCAACACATCACCGTCGCTGTATTCAATCGGCACGCCTTCCTCCATGTCCAGTGCGTCCCAGTCAATCCGTGAACCACCGAGCTTGCGCATGAGTTGTGCGATGTTGACCACCGAGTCGTCATTGATGACGCGCTCGACCTCTTTACCAAACCGATTCTTGCCTGTCTGGGTGTGCCCCAACACATGTGACTTGCCCGTTTGTCTGAAGTATTGACCGTCGATGAACTCAGCCCACAACACGTTGGCTTGGCGCAAGGCATCGGGATTGCCATTCATGAGCTCATCTATTTTGAGGGCCGCATCCGCACTGTGCTTTTTAAACACCATGACATCGGTAACCACATCCGCGCCCGCACTCTCGAACAATTTATTGGGCAAACGATACGCCCCCATGAATTCGGCTTTGAGTGAGGCTGATAGGCGGGTTTTGTCACGCGACTTACCCGAAATAAAGCCTGTGCCCGACATGAACACTGCCAAGCCGTTGGGCTTGAGTTTGTCGAGTGAGCGCAGAATGAAATAGTTTTCTAATCCCTCATTTTGATAACGCGGATCATCAAATCGGTGTTTGCCGCGCGCCAATGTATCGCCAAACGGCACATTGGTGATCACGGCATCGTATTGGCCGTCGTCGGTGTTGGTGGCAATGGTTTCAAAGTTGCTGATATGGACTTTGTTGTTTGGACTATCAAACAAGGCTTTGTTAATGCCGCCCGATACCTCATCTAATTCAACAGAATGAATCAGCGCATGACTGGGTGCTGTGGCACTAAAAATCCCCGTGCCCGCGCAAGGGTCAAGCACAGAGCCACCCGCAAAACCACTGACTGTGAGCAAGTCCCACATGCCCTGTGCAATCGGTTTGGGTGTGTAATACTCATAAGCCGAACCAGACAAACCATCATCGCGCAACAGGTTACCACCACTGCCCGAATACAACGACAGTGCCAAGCGTTGCTCGTCGGTGAGTTCTTCTTTCTGGAGTGCACCACTTTGCAATTGACGCAGCAAAGCGACTGCCTCGTTGTTGCGCTTTTGCCGTTGGGCGGGTGTGACTTTGGTGTCACCGCCATCGTACTCAAACGCCCCTTGAGGCAGCGGGTGTGTCGCAAGCGTTTGGTCAACCGAATTGCCCAGCAGCTCATCCAATGCCGTGACCGCCTCGGTCAATTCATCCATGGCATCGAGCGCGTCGATGGGGTTATCGGCGGCCTTGGTCAGCGTGTCCAGCCATTGGTTGACCGCGTCCATGGCATCCATCAAGGCCATCGGATTGACGGGTGCGTTGACGCGGTCTAAATACAGTGCCATGCCAGACGGGTTTTGTGAGATGGTGTGAGAAATAAACATCAGGCCGCCTTACTCAAAACGTTGGCCGCGTTCTGCTTGACACGCTGCGCTGTGGCTTTGACCGCATTGTTCAATAAGCCGTATTGGGGATCAGCAGCAAGAATGACTTGTGCCAGCGCACGCAAGCGTTCACGTGCAGCCCCTGTACTCGCGTCGATGTCACCCTTGACCACACCATTTAAAAACTCGCTCACCTCGTGATCCTCTGGAGGACTTGGCGTCTGCTGGTTGTTGCTCAAGGTCAGGTGTGCCTGCGCAACCTCTTCGTCACTCTGCCCTTGCATCGTGTACATGAACTGGTTTTGTGTTTCATCAAAGCGCACGCTCGCCACCTGCACGCGGCGCACACCGCCAAATGCTTCGGACACATTGCCGTTCTCAACCCAATCACCTACTTTGAATTGCGCTTCGGGTGTCGGCATGCCACCTGTTTGGTTTTGGGAAATCATGTACTCCGCGTAGTCAAACACCAGTTTGCCGATGTTTTTTTCAGCATAGCCTGTGCCGTCTTTGTGAAAAAATCGCTCAGGTGTTGCACGACTCATCACATAGCCCTTGGCAACATACTGGCGAATGAAGTCCTGATGGGTCATGACCGAGCCCTCAATGCGCAGCTTTTTGGTGAGAGCTTGTGTGGCTTTGGACAGCAAGGCGGGCGACAAATGCGCCCCAAAGCCATCTAACGCATCAATCTGTGCCTGTCTGGCGGCAGCGATTTTTGCTTTGTCAGCCTCCTCTTGCGCCTTGAGTGCAGCCTCTTGCTGGGCTTTGTTGCTCGCCATGCGTTGCGCCACTTGATCCTCATTCATGCCCGACCATTGGTATAAGACACGGGTCTTGGCGTCTTTGCTCAAACGAGCCAAGCGCACTCCCGTGGCGCGGGTGAAGATTTTTTCAGAAGTACCATAGTAGTTGTGCACAAACTGATCAATTAGTTTGTCCACGTCTTTGTTGATGATGACAGTGGCCGTGTCAATGTAGGCCTGCAAAGGTGGTTTAGCCATGTGAGTGCGTAACCGCTCATTTAACTCTTCAATGCTGATACCACCCCAGCGTCCATCTTTGACATCCTTTAAGGCGACCTCATGCGTCTTTTGAGCGATGGCTATCTGTATGGCACGGGCAATGCCATTCACCGTGGTCAGGTCTTCGACTTCGGGTTGTGTGGCTGGCGGCTCAATCGGATGAGCGGGTTGTGCCAGTAACGCATCTACCAGCGTGGTGGCTTGATTGGCCGAGACGGGGGCATCACTGCCGTTGGCCGATGTGCGGCCTGTTTCACCCGTGTACATCAACGCACGGCCATCGGCACTGACGATGGCACGACCCAGCACACTGTGGTTCAGGCGCACCGTACCGACCACTTGCGTGGTGTCGTTCGGACTGGGGGCTGTTTCAACGGCATCCAAAATCGGGACAATGTTTGGGATGTCTGACTCGTCAGATTGGCTTGAAAACCCCTGACCGCCAAACAAGTCTGAACCATGCTCTTGAGGTTGAGCCGCCAATACCGCCAGCGCGTGCTCAAACGAGCGGGCACAATGTTGATCCAATTCAGCTTGTTCAATGTGCCCTGCCGCCAGATGAAGCGGGTAATTATGGGTCACATTGGCAAGCGCCATCTGTAATTGCGCCTCAGCATGCGAAACATCACGACAGCTTAACGTCACACCATCCAAGTAATGGCAGGCCAGCAGCAAGGCCTGATTGACTGCCGTGTGATCGGCCTGATCCATCACCCCATCAAAATACACCGCATCCGCCTGCCCCACCAAGTCCCAGCTCACCTGTGCACCATAGGTTTTGGCATGCATGTCAATAGTTTTGGCAGTGGCAAATGCACCCGTTGGCTGATCGACCCAGCGAGCAATAAAGGTTTTAAAGGCCTCACTGCCCGTGAAAGGATAGGCCTCGTCAGCGGGCAAACTCGGCTTCTCGGGTAACATGGGTTTTTGTTTTGCGGGGCTGTTTTTTGTGCTGGCGATGGCAACGGCGTTTCGCAGCAAGGCCTCATTGTCAGTGCCCTGCAAGCGCATGAGCACACCGACCAGTTGGCCGTTGTGTTTGACCGCAATCGGCGTGCTGTTGTCCTTCGCCGCATAAAACTGTGCACCCTTATACTGTTTGGCAAAGTAGGCCAAGTATGGCACTGCCACAGACACCGCCACCCCTTCGGCTGGGTTGGTTAAAACCACAGCAGCAGCTTTGCCGCTCACGCTGGCAGTCGGTACGACGGGAACGTCAGCCAAATCTCGGGCGGGGTTGGTGACTCGATCCACATTCGTTTGGGTCAGAGTTTTAAGGCGTGACTGAATAATATTTTTGTGCGACACATCGGTGATGCTTTGAATGTATTTGAGTTGGTCACTGATCACAGCGGGAATACTGAAATCCAAAATATGCCCATTGCTCCAGCCCCCCTCAAACGTGTACAACGAGCCTTCGCTGTATTTTTGTGCACTCATATCCACTTTGAGCTGTTTGGCACTAGGCATTCTTAATAGGCTCATATTGAACGGTTTGAATCCTGCCGCTTGTGCCTTGGCAACCGCCTCTGGGCTAACAGGCTCACTCGCGCTGAGGTCAACGGCAGGTTCAGTAACGGCTGCGGCTTGTTGACTGTCCCACTGCGCCGTCAAATCCGCCAGTTGCGCCTGCTTTTGTGCGACTTGGTTTTTAAGGGTCTCAATGTTTTTGAGTCGGTCAGTGCGCTTGCCATTGGCACGGGCAAAATTGGCACTGTTTTTGGTCGCTAAAAGCATGATGCGTTTGGCAACATCCATGACCGCAATGTCTTTGCCACGCTCAGGGGCAACCACAATCGTCACGTCTTTTTTGTTGAGCTTCCACGCCCAACTGATGAGTGGGTCTTGGGGTTGCAGGGTTTTGGATGTGGCATCGGCGGCGTGGAAATACACCGTGATGGTTTGCCCATCGGACAACTCAAATACCACAGCGACATTGGCCGAGCCATTTTTAGTGAATGGCTCTGACACTTGCACGGCAATCGGCTTAACCGTCTGGCTGCTGCGCTCCATCGCCATTTGCATCTGGTTCATTTTGTGGGTGAGTTTTGCCATGGGCACAACAATTGCATCCAAGTGCAACATCTCCTCATCAGCCACTATGTCGGCCACGCGCATCGGCTCTTGCATTGCGCCGATGTCATCTGTGGCATTCAAGCGATAAACCAGTGCGTCGAGCGTCACCCCGACAGGTACGCCCTGCCGCCAATAGACGGGGGTGATTGATTCCATACGGTGTCCTTTGATTGTTTAACCACACCATCATAAAAGGGCAAAAAAACACCGCCCGTGGATTTTTCCACGGACGGTGTTGTTGGCTCATCTTGGCAGATTGTTTCGGACAGCCTTACTGAGGAAATGCGTCGATGCAGTCCAAATCATCGCGGCGATTGAGTAGGTACTTACAAGCAGCCAAACCATTGGGAAAGCCCATGGGGGATTGCCGTTCAACCACCTCATACGCCAAGCCCACCCCGCCATCAAACACAACATAGACCACATCAGATTTTTGAATGGTGAAACTGTCCACCTCTATCGGCTCAATGAGGGCATAAATGCCTTGTCGCTCGTCGTTGACAAACACACCCGCCCCCACACCATTGTCATGACCGAATGACTCAACCGTGAACAACATACCGCCCTCACCCAAAGGCAACCAGTCGTAATCTGCGGCATCCCGATGACCACCCAAAACACGCACCCTTGCCACTGTCGGCTCTTCGCCCTGTGCTACACCATCAAACACTTTTCGGAAACACAAGACATCCACACGGCTCGGATGGTTGAGGGTGATTTGGCGCATTTGTTTGGCAAGGCTGGCTTGAATGCCAAGGCTTGTATGTCGGTTCATAAACGGCCCTTAATTTTATGGAGCAGCTTTTGTGCCATGCCGCCACTGATCACACCGAGTTTTTGCATGACCGATAGGCCTTTCTCGGCGGCCATGCGCTCCTTGTTGTTGGTCAATTGCAAGGCTTGGCCAACCTTGCTAAGTAAACGGGTCGGGGACAGTTTTTCTGTGCTGGTGAGAATGGTGGCATGGTTGTCTTCAATGGCCTTGGCATGATCGTCGGCCTGCTTTTGTGTCACGCTGACCGTGTTTTTACCGATGCGCTGGGCATCAATCGCCTTGCTGATGGCCTGCAAAGTGGTGGTGTCTTTGGTCGTGATCATGTGCATGACCCGTAGCGCATGTTTACAGGCCACCCCATTGAGCTTGGGGTTGCGGATTTTAGGAAAACCCGTCTCAATGCGCCCCAAGGCAAAACCACCAATGCTGGCAATGTAGCGATACCAGAACGTGTGTCGCCCGCAGTCACAGTTAAACCGCAAGTGACCACGGCTCATGCGCAGTGCTGCCGCTGGAGCGGTCATGGGGGAGGCCACCGCGCTGGCAAACTCCAAAAAATCAACTTCCACAAAATGCCGATGCACGCCTTTGGTTCGGCCACTGGCCGATGTCACAAAACGAAATACACTGCCCCGTGCGCCTGCAAACATCGCCCACTTGATGTGCTCATTGGCACGTTTGCGGTCAATCCCTGCCGATAAGTTGATGGTTTGCTGGGCGGTGATACCGCCCTTGAACTGCTTGCCCACCCGTTTAACATGGTCAGTGAACCGTGCCAAATCACCTGCCGTGATCCTGCGTGGTTGTCCATCCAAGGTGGTCATTAAAAGATGATAGGCTGTGTGGCTGCTGTTGACAGGTTTACCATTGGCTGATTTGTCGTGACCGCTCGTGTCGCGTCCATGAGCAATGACTTCGGGGGCGAGAATGCCCACCGCCTTTTTGCGCCGCTCAGAGTCCAACTTGGCTCGCTGTTGGGCTTCTTTGGCCGTGCCTGCGATTTTGGTGAGCGGGGTACGAAGTGCAGGAGTACGGGTTTGTTTAACGATGTTGCCCATGAAAGCCTCGTGATGCGGGTAAGTTGTCGAATTGCGCAAGGTTTTTAAGCTCGCGCAGTTTTTGTGGTGTGGGTAAAACCAACACCCGCTCACTCATGGGGGTTTCTACACTGTTCAAACCCGCTGCGGCCATCACGGTTAAAAACTCATCAGGAATACCATAGACACGGCGCGACACCAGCGTTAAGTCGTGCCGTTCATCGGGTTTGGTTTGATAGCGAATCGCAGGCTGCCACGGTTTGACCCGCACGGAGAAATCACGCACCAGTTTGACGAAGTGTGCACAGGCCATGCTGTTCGACTCAATCAACATAGCTCTGGCTCTAAGATTGGCCCATCACTCAATCTGGCCTGTTGCAGTGCGGCGTATGTTTCATTGAGCTCGCAGCCCAGCCACTGGCGGCCATGCTGTTGGGCCACCACCCCTGTGGTGCCGCTGCCAAAGAATGGATCAAGCACGACATCCCCCACGCGACTGCCCGCCAAAATACACGGCTCAATCAGTGCAGGCGGATACACCGCAAAATGATCCACGCTGACCTCCTGACACAGACAATCTGCGCTGTGTGGCGGTACAGGTAGCGTGGGGTTACTTTTTTTACGCCCCCACTTCTGGCGTGAGAGGTGTTGGTGCGCCATGCAATGTCTCGATGCGGTATAGGCTTTGCCGTCGCTACCCACATAATCGGTCAACAGCTTTTTACCGTTAAAAGGCTTAGTGGATACCGTCCACACGCTGCGCTTGTTGCGCAAGAACGCCCCACTCTCATTGCGCTGCCAACGCGCAGAACCTCTCGCATGGAAACTCTGTCTCGTTTGATTGGGCAACTGATGGCCTTCATATTTGGCACTGCCTTTCATGAGCGTGTCTTTGCGGCCATCGTAAGCGGCGGGCTCTAAAATCGCGTTGTGGTCAAAGTAATAGTGTTTGTTTTTACTGAGTAAGAATACATACTCGTGTGATTTGGTGCAGCGGTCTTTGACAGACTCAGGCATCGGGTTGTTTTTTGCCCAAATGATGTCTTGCCGTAAAAACCAACCATCGGCCTGCAACGCAAATGCCACCCGCCAAGGAATGCCAATCAAGTCTTTGGGTTTGAGGTTTTTAAGGTGCACAGGTTTGCCGTGTCGCCCAACCTCTAAGTGCTTACCAAAGGCTTGGTGACGCTTCTGATATTCAGGGTTTGTGCCACCCTTGCCACTGCCGTTGTAGCTGTCTCCCAAATTGAGCCACAGCGTGCCATCCTCGGTGAGCAGCTCGCGTACCAAACGAAACACCTCAACCAGATGATTAACGTATTCATCGACGGTTGACTCCAGCCCAATTTGCCCACCATGACCGTAATCACGCAGCCCGAAGTACGGCGGTGAGGTCACACAGGTTTGTACCTTGACGCCTTGTTCGACCATTTGTTGCATGGAGGTGCGACAGTCACCAAAGTAGACGCGATTGATTGGTTGGCTTGAAGAGGTTGCTGTTGATGAATGTGGCGTTGATGACTCTGGCAATGGAAACATGATTATCCTAAAGTGGGCAGGTGGAACACAGGCACGATGTTGATCACATGATCAATGTCAGTGGCTTGCTTGATTTGATCCTCAAATGCTTGACGTTGACCGATGACACTGGCGCATAGGGCTTGCCATGCGCGTGACTTATCGAGGGTGCGTTGTCGTAACTCGTTCAAGTCAATGTTGCGGGCAGCAGCAATGCCTTCAAGCAAGGGTGTGGGGTTGTTGTTGTCCAATGCCCAGCTTTCAGCCTCTGCCGCTTGTAAGTGGTAAGTGTCTCGCTCAACCCGTGGAGCGGGATCTTGTACTGCGTTGTCGATAAAGTCTTGTGCGGCTTGCGCCACTTCAGCCAGTTTTTGGGTTTTGGCTGTGCTCAACTGCTCGGCTGCTGAAACACTTTGTTCATCCAAAACTTTGCCACCCATGGCGACATAGCTTGTGTACGCATCGAGTAAAGGGCTGGGCACATCCAGTGGCACAAATGCGCCTGTCATTAAGTTGTGCACCACATCCAATGCCCCTGTGCTGAGGTTGCGCATGAATTGGTAATGCGGTTTGTCTGTGTCGATGGCAGCGTTTTCGGTGGGTGGGTTATTGGCGGTGCTGTAAGTCGCGTGCATGTGTTTTCCTTTTTTACAGTCGAGCGTTGGCTGAATAATGAAACTCAAGGGCGATGTTGGAGGTGTAGCCGTTAAAGTGAATGCTATGAATGCCTTTCACCCCCCACTCTATGCCCGCTACTGCAAATGTCGGATTTGCTGCACTGGTGACCAAACCCGCATTGTTGGCAGTGCCTGATACCGCGTTGTAAATCGTGATGGCTGGTTTAGAAATCATCTCTATCGGAAACTGTGTGGAGATGGTGTTGATCATCTGGTCGCCCATATCGTTCATGGTGCGTTTGAAACCAGACGCCTGAAAATGGTCAGTAAACGGAGTGCCAACAGGTACATAGGTGGGATAGCTTTTGCAGTAATACCGCTGGCACTCCATCAACTCGGCACTGAATGGTTTGGGCAACCAAGGACTCGGCTTGATGTTCTCAATGGGGAAATCACTTGGGTACAAGCAGTCTTCGACTTTCCATGCGGTGGTGTGAATTTCAATCGACGCTGCTGAGTTGACTTGGAAAAACATCCCTGCATAGCTGCGCTCTTTGGGGATAGACAGTGGAAAATTAACCTCATCAGGTGCAGGAATATCGAGCACCACGTAAATTCGCTTCCAGTACGGTGTGATTTCTGCCGTTTTGATAATGCTTCCCGAACCCGTCTGACTGACCACGCGCTGCACCCCCAATTGACATGGTAAGGTTGGCCCTTCTTCTGGCAAATGGTCTGTGACGTTGTAGGCTTGGCCGTTGTAGCCCGCAATTCGAGCATAAAGAGAAAACACCACCCGTCGCCCTGCGTAGGTGTAGTAATTCTGTAAAGAGCGGTTTTGAATACTGACCAGACCTGCCCCACCCCGATAACAGGCCATAAACCGATCAACGCCACGCGGCAAATCATCATCAATCCCATGTGAAACCGCGCCGTAATGCGAGGGTGAAGTTGGCCAACGCGCCATCACCACATTGATACCTCCCGTATCGGTGGCACGTCCGCCATGCACCACAAAACAATCAGCGGTGTACGGTAAAGTGACTTTAGGGATATTAAAGTTGGTGTTCTCCTGCCAGATGTCCATGCCGCCATTGGTCAACAGATTATTATTGGCTCCGACATCAGAGAACTTGGCAAAAAGCTGATCTAAGCCTAAGTTTTTTTGTACCTGAGTTTGTTGGACTGGTGAGAGGGCTTGCAAGTCATAGCGCACCAGAGGCAATTGAGCGAGGATATTAAAAACACTCGCCGCATTCGGATCAACCACAACGCTGATCGCATCGTTGGGCAATGCACTGGTGCCGAGTAGATACGCGCCAACCACATCAACGGTGTCGCTGATGTAAATGACTGGTGCGCTAACGTTGGCATAGACCGCAAACAGAACATCGCCCGCCCAAAACCCCACTTCATAGGCAAACCATGGTGCACCTGCTGGCGCACGCAATCCCGCCGCATAGACTTGATGAGCGGTCGGGCTGACTTTAGTGCCACCCGCAATCGGGACACGGATTTTTTCTGAGCGTAAGGCGGTTTCTTGGCCTGTCGGTGTGTATTGACCAGTGCCGTAAGAAATATGGGTGATGTTGACCTGTACGGACTGACCGTTAAGGCCAACCGCACTGGCTAATCCAGCTTGAGTAATCAAGGGACGTAAGGCATTGGTTGTGGGGGCTGCTGTGACCATGGGGCGATTGTTCTATTGAAAAAAAAACATTATCGCCATGGATTTTTTAGGGTCTGGTGGATTTTTCCAAAACCCCAACGCCTTTATTTGCAAAACAATGTGAAACCTGATAAATTGAGTGAAAGTTTTTTGAATTAAGTCGTGTGAAAAATCACATCGGCATGACAGGTTTGGTGGAGTTACAAGGATATATTGAGGTACATGTTGAAATCTCATTTGGGTTGGAAGTTCTAATTTCCGTTTATGGTTCGTTACTCATCATTACAGGAGTTATTATGAAAAATTCATTTAACAGTTTTATTGCATTAAGTGTTTGGTGCGGAATGGCGTTCCTGCGGAGGCTTTGGTAAGATAAATTTCCAACCCAGACGAGATATTGATTTGTATTGATTTATATTCTTGCCAAAAGTGAACGCAGGAGGTTCGATTCCTCCTCTCCGCACCAATTGCTAAACGGTAGTGATGATCAAATCATCACTACCGTTTGTTTTTTCAAACGCATTAAGTGCTCTCATAATCTCACGACTGGTTTGTGCCTGCAAGCAAGCCGCAAGTACTGCCATTTGCGCACAGGTAACTCCATCGTAAATTCTTACATCAAACCCTGACTCGGTGAGCGCATGGGTTTCAATGTTTGGCCGTGTACCTGCCGTACTGTCACTGAATGTCAGCCGCCCACTGTTCTGATAGTAAAAATAGGCATCTACTGCTGCTTTGATGTCCTTATCCTTAAATAAAAAATCACATTGCGTCAGTGCTATGTCATTACTGATTAAAGCAGCGGTTTTGAAACGGGCTTCGGCTCGTGGCTTTTGTTCGTGTATGTGTAACGTGTTGTGGCTCAAGTCGAGTAAAGCATATATCGTGGCACCGCCATTCTTTGCACCTGCATAACCCACCATCGTGGCCTGAATCAATTGCGTTTTAATGGTCGTTGTCATGGTAACTGATCCATGTAACCCACAGTCTCAAGTGTGGGGTCGGTGCTGTTGAACACAAACGCATCGCTGTTGTGCGTAGTGGTGTAAACATGATGACGGCGTTGCACTTCATCTGGCTTGACCAACACCACATGCTTGACCAGAGTCAACCCATCATCGGGTGATGGAGGTTTAAAGTACGGAATCTCACAGTTAAAGGTTAAATCAACCACCAAGACAGTGAGGTTGGTTTGTTCCCCCACCGCGACATTTGAGGCAAACAGGTTGCTGTCCTCTACCCGCATGGCAAATGCGTAGGCATAACCCAAATGCTCAAAGTATGCCGAGGCGTAACGGTGTCTAAAGTCCGTGCAGTACAGTTTGAATTGCGAGACCATCGACGAGGCGGTGTCACCATCCGCACAAAAGAATGCCACCTGTACCCGTAAGTCGTTTTTATCCACACGCACGTGCATTCGATTACCGCTGCCGTCAATGTGCATGTATTTTTGCTGGGCAATGGGACGTGCACTACTCAATGAGGTGCTGGCGTAGTCCTTACTGGTTGCCACGAGCACCACAGGCAAAGGGGCATTTTGTCCACCCTCATGGGCCGCCTCACGCCAACTTTTGAGCATGCGATCCGCTTGATCGACCATGCGGCCATCCACCAAAGCGAGCTTATCTGCAATGGTGGGGCGTGCCATGAACGTGCGCAGTGGTTTGCTGGTGGCGACCAACTCACGCTCAATAAATCGGGCGACATAATCAACCACCCCCGCCTTTAAACTTTGATGATCCATTTGTGTGCTTTACCTTAAAACATCATGCGTTGTGCCAAAGCGTCTTGTTCTCGTGCCAGTCGTTGAGTTTCTTGCTGCTGCTCACTGTCCACCACTGAGTCCAATGTCAGTGACAGAAAAGCTTTGACCTTTTGCTCAATAGCCTGCGCACTGATCGGGTGCAAGTGACTGGACTCGCTGGGGGTTATTTCTTTGTCCCGTTCAGTGATGACGCTGTCCAATGTTTCGCTCGATAGGCTTAAGGCTTGCGTCAGGTGGTTGTTATGCTCTTTGAGTTGCATCATGGCTGCTTTAAGGGTTTGGATGGCTTGCGATTCGCTCAAATCATCGGCTTCATTGACACCATCAAGCCAAACCACATCGTAGGATGCCGCTTGGCTCGCACTGTCCAATGTGGCAAATGCCCGATTGCCGCTGAAATTCGGCTCCATCACAAAATCCATGCCATGGAAACAGTAGTTGTCACCACGCCCACTGATCACCGTCGAAAACCCACCCACCCTGTTGACCATGTGATTCTGATAGGCGGTGCGTCCTGCTTCATTGTCTAAAAACTCGACTTCATGTTCAATGTCGCCATTCTCGTAACCACGCAGGTAAATGATGCGGTGTGACGGTTCAAGCGTGACCACTTTGCCATCGACAATGCCGCCCTCTTCGGGCTCCATGCCAAACACCCGACGCGGCCAATGACCGTAGTAGCCTTGCATGTCGCCCTTGCGCACGCGCTCCTGAACGGCAGATGAGTTGACAGCATCCATCAAGCGAGGGATATTGAAGTCACGACTTTGACCGCGATAGGTGCGCATGCGCTGTTTGGCATTGAAGCGAATCAGGCCGCTGCGTTTAATGGCGGTTAATGTACCTTGTGATTTGGTTGGATTGGTTTTTGTGGTCATTTGTGAAGTTCCATGTGAATGAAGTGCACGTGGGCATGCTGGGCAATGTTTGCGAGTTGTAAGCCATTGGCAAGGGCTGGTAAAACCATATCGACGGTGCGCATGTCCAAGGCTGATAAGTTTGCCACCCCGTACAAGCCAATACCGTTGTCATTGCTGTTGACGAAGCGGCGCATGATGGCAATCATGAGCACAAACTTTGCACCAAGTACCGAACGCAGGGCAGGCAATACACGCAAGAGGTATTCGCCTGTCTCGGCCAAGTCTGAGATACTGACCTGAACACGTGAAGTGAGCCAGTAGCGGGTTTGTTTGCCCTTAATCTCATTGGCCGTTTTAAGGTGTAACGGATAGGGTTTGTTCTTCTCTTGCCACATTTGATCGGCTGCCCACTCATTGGGGTACAACAGTTGCAAAAACGTTCTCAGAAAATGCAGCCCACGCTTGGGGTTTTTGACTTTCCAAGCCTTAAACAAGTAACGCATGCGTTCTTCATCATCGATGCGCAGCAAGGTCAAGCCGTCGCGTTTAACGAACCGCTCGACCACTTCAAAGCGTCCGAGGTGTGGCATGCCGTACACGTCAATATCGTTGATTTTGGTGCGCAGTGTGCCCTCAAACACTTGGCTGACAACGTCGCGCAAGGCTTCGTCGAGCTGTCGTTCGTCACTGTCATATACTTTGGGGGAAAGTAGGTTGTCGTGCATCAGTGCCCCCATGCGCCATCGTTGTAGTTGGCATGGCTGGCGTTGACGGTGACGCTGTCTTTGCTCATGTAGCGGTACATTTCGGGTAGAACCGCGCCTTGTGCCTCTATCGTTAAGCTGAAATCTGCCCCGTCATCTTGCAAGGCGGGGATGCCTTTTTTAAGCATGTCGTGCACATCTTTGTTTTTGGGAATGAACATGCCACGCTTAACGGCGAATGCGCCACGACCATAGGCTTTGAGGAGCAAGGTTTTGATTTGGTCAATTACCACATCGGTGTTGTGCACCCGTGAAATAGCGATGTCGATGTGAACGTTGATTTCGCTTTCCAAGGGTTCAACGTATGTGTAATGGTATGAAGCATCGGCATTGTCAATGATAGTACAGGCCTGATTGAACGCATCGGCTACCGTTTGTGTGCTGTCATCAGGCAACACCAGTGAAATAAACATGCCGTTGACGTTGTCCTGATTCGGACCACGTGCTAACTCTTCGCGTTGTTCATTCCACACCGACAAAAAAGGCAGGTGGTGCAGCCGTTTGCGCACAGCCACGTCAAACTCGCCCATAAACACTGCATTCTCATCGTAGATACTCGGGTATTTACACAGCTCGCGCAAGGTGGCAATGTCCACGGGATTCACGCCTTGGCTTTCAATGGCGGCCACAGTGAGGTTTAATGCAGACTCGTTCGGACTTTGGATGTAGTCGAATGACACGGGGCTACCCAGCTCTGGGCGCACATCGCCAAAGCACAAAGTTTTAAGTATCTGAATTTGATCGCCTGCCTCAATGCTGGTGCCAATCACACTGCTGTCACCGAATTTGATGAGCAAGTCACCGTATTCGTTGGATATGACGTGGAATACTTTGTCTTCGGGTTGTACACCATTGAAGCGGTACGAGCTGGCATAGGCTGCGCCATTGACTGTGACGCGCAACTCACTGATGTACGCATCATTCTCTGGTGGAATGACTTTCAGCTCAAAGAATGGCTCTCCAACTGTCACGTTGAAGGTTTGGGTCTCAGTGGTGGATTGTATGGCAGTGAATGTGGCACTCGACAAGTTGCCATCGCCTTGTGCGGTGGCAGGGACTGTGACGGGATTGAGCACCGACCAAACCATACCATTGGCATCAATCAACTGACGGCCTGTGCCGATGGTTATATCTTCATGTGCTAAGTTGTCAGCTTTGATGCGAATAATGGCGGGTTCAGCGGTGAACAGCAAGCCCTTCAATGCGGCATCGGCCAGTACCGTAGTGTCACGGGATTTCTCAAACACCTCCATGGCGGCCACTTCGATTTGTTGACTGAGCATGCCGAACATTTGAGCCACTGAACGCTCAAAGCGATAGATGCGCGGGTCGCCCGCATGGTACAAGGCGGCCACAGTTTCGTTGGCAAGTGAAGCGTCACGAATTTTTTTCTGAAAGTCGTCTGCTGTATACATTAAATCTCGATGGCAATATTGGCGATTTGTAAAATGAAGGTGAGTTTATCCAAACCATCGCGACTTCCGTATAAGTTGATGCTGCCATTGGGCAAGATGTCGAGCACTGGCACATCGCGCTTGAGTTTGGCAATGACGGTGTCTGCATCGATTTGGTCACTGGCTTTAAGTAGCAAGGCCGAGCGGTCAAAACCGTAATCATCACCCAAATAGGTGTGCATGGGCGTGTTCAGCCAGTGGCGAACCATGTGCTCTATTTCTTGGGTGGATATTTGGGAGGTACTCATGCGGGGAATATCGCATGGTTTTTTTAGGGCAGGCGGGGAATTTTCCAATTTGAGCGTTAAGCACAAATAAAAAACAGCCCGTATTTTACGGACTGTTGCGATCAGTTCAATAAACCAACTCGATTTTTTACTTGATTTTATAAGCATCGGGTACAGTGACTGTCGTACCTTTGGCTGTTGTGAAGGTCTCAGGTAAACGATTTCTTTGAAAATGCGAGAGCTTCATTGTTATGGTGTTATCGCATACCATTCTCAACTCGGCAGTTTTTCCCGTATGCCCCACAGGGATAGCAACATCCACCTGCTTGTTGGGAAATAATTTTTTGACCATTCGTATTGCAGGGACAATATCCGTGTCTGCGGTCATCACAATAGCACGATCAAATTTATCAGCGTATGCAGCTTGCACCAAATGGATGGCAATATTCACATCGGTTGCTTTTTCTTCGTGCTTAATCCACTGCGCCCCACATTTTTTACATTGATTGGGGCGTTCTTTAAACTTACCCAAAACAACAGCAACACCTTTTGACTGCAAGGCTTGTACATAAGTTTGGTGCCGCTGATATGAGCCGTTTTGTCGCCATGTTGCATAGGCGGAGAAATAATAAACTCCCGCCAAAGAATCCGCTTTGGTAATAAATGCGCTAGATAGACCGTGCAAATCCAGCCATTTAAGATGATTGTGCTTAATAGCTGTGGTTTTTGTTAGGTTTTTGCACAGGTCATCCAGTGCGTGATAGAGATTAAATCCATCCACAAATACCATCACGCGCGTTCCAGTAGTCAAAGCCGACCCCCAAAATAAAACCGACACCGCAAGGTGTCGGGGTCTATGTGTTTCCACATAGAGAGAAATGACCAACACCGCAGGGTGTTGGGGCTGCATGGCGTACCATGCAGGAAAATCTGATACCGCAGGGTATCAGGATCCGTACGCGTACGCACGGAGAGAAACTGGGATGCGATTCTATCGAAATAAACCGCTATTTACAAGTGCTTTTGCAGTTATTTTGCACTGTTTTATCAGTGTTTTTACCGTCACGATTTGATTGTACCCGCAAAAACTTGAGCTTGTCACCCGCTTTTTTGAGGTATTTGCTTTGTTTGCAACATTTTATTGCCTACTCGATAAAACGCACTTTATGCAATAAACGTTGACCTTTTCCCCGCTGATTTGAGGTTGTATTTGGTTTTTATCTATTATCGATCACGCACTCAGTGAGTATGGCTTTTCAGCGAGGTACTTTCAATCGTGACTCTTTCAATCCTCTCTATCGTTTGAAAGACTGTTGACAAAGTCCAAAACCTTGCCCACTGGTTCTGACAATCGTTTTGGCAATACACGATAAGTTTCACTCCGATTTTCTTGAGGAAAATATTGTTTGCGAATCCATAAACTCGACTCTGGGAATTCGTTAAACGCAGTATTTTTGTATTGATAACCGACCAAAACATCGGGACGCGCCAATAAGGCCGTGATAATTTTGAAATGTAGTAAATGGGTTTGCTTGTCGGACACACTTAAGGGACGAGGCAATACCAGACGAATGCACCGATTGGCGTTGAATGTGTGCCAATCCCTTCCTGTGATTTCACCCACTCTCTCTAAAATAAGACGGGCTTGCTCGCTTTTACCATTGATCACGCTGACGACCACATCCGTCTTTTCATAACCCAAGCTGTTCGATACTTTGTGAAAGTACATCAACAACTTATCAAGGGTGGAGTCAGGTGCAAAAATCAGATATTGATGTCGTTGCTCTTTGTTGACAAACAATGGCAACTGCACGAACAAAGGATACAGAATTTCGTGCACATACACGTAAGAGCGTCGCCAGCCCGTAGTGTTTTTACTTGTGGTTTCGCTTAATGCCTTGCGTGCCCACTGCTCAGTCAATTCCCCCAAGAGCATACCTGTAATATCCACAGAGATTAGGGGAAATCCCAAAGATTTACAGAGTAGGGCTTTTCGACCATCAAAATCATGGTTCAACTCAATTTCCACCCCACCCAAAACCAGCGGAATCTCACTACCTGCTATCGGTTGAGCCAATATCGCTACGTCCAGTCGATATTCACTACCAAATTGCGTTTTGAGGCGATATTCACCCTCAACCTGATCGGCATTCAATAGAAAATTGCCCTCCAGATGAAAATCAGAGGCGGCCTCATCCTTAAATGACCAAGACATTGCCAGACCCGTTTTAACTCGATGACGTAACTCCGCAATGATCAGTTCTTTGGCTTTCCGATGTCGTTCACTTTCCGCCACTTGGTTGCGACGCACTTGTTCCTCAGCATCAAAGTGTGTTTTTGCATTGACTGATTTTGCTTTGGGCAGCTTGCGAAAGTGTGAACGGCGGCGCAGTTTACTGCCTTCAAACACAGGGCTAACCCAAGTCAAGAGTACAGGCGGTTCATCTACTGTAACCAAAGGCCACATTTTACGTGCGTTTTCTCGTGTGCCGACCTGTCGAGCAGTGACAATTACTTTTTCGTTGTTAAAACGACTTTCGTTTGCAAACACATGCCATGCGTTATCCATATCTCCTCCAGCATCTATCTCTATTCATCAACAACCGAGGCTGGCAACCACCGATATAACGTCGGCACGGACACCCCCAACTCTCGTGCCACGTCCACAGGCAGCACGTTGTCATTGAGCAGCTTTTTAGCCATTTCGATTTTGCTGTCCGTCATCTTACGTCTACGCCCACCGATGCGCCCCATGTTTTTGGCAGCCTGCAATCCAGCCTGTGTACGTTCAATCATCAATTCCCGCTCCATCTGTGCCAGACTTGCCATTACGTGAAAAAAGAACCGCCCCGCTGGCGTACTGGTATCAATTGAATCTGTGAGACTTCTAAAATGAATCCCTTTGTTTGCCAGTTCGGTAACCAAGTCCACCAACTGCTTGACAGTGCGCCCCAATCTGTCAAGTTTCCACACCACCAGCGTATCACCTTCGCGCAACACGTCCAAAGCGCGGCTTAAACCTTCTCGCTCGATTTTACGGCCACTGGCCATATCGTCAAAGATACGGTCACACTTTACCTGTTTTAAGGCTTCATGTTGCAGTAGTAGATTTTGGTCTTGGGTAGAGACACGGGCGTATCCAATCAGCATTTCTTGTCCTTGAAGTTGTTTTCTCAAAACTCGCCGCATCATAGGTTATTGATAATTTAATTTCAAGAACCATTTATGAGAATGGCAAACCTTTGATTTTGGATGTCTCACAGATTGTTCCACTTCATTCTCATAAACCACCGTTTTTGAGAAAATATTTTCCATTTATAAACACTCTAGCAATTCAATGGTATTATTTTCGAACTTCTCAATCCAAAAGGAAAAACGCAACTGATGATAGAAATTAATTCTCCCAATGATTTATTTGACCGCAAAAACTTCACTTATGATGTTGACTCCAAAACAACAAAGCTCATTGAAGTCTTAGCCCCTTATACTTTTCAAAACAAAATCACCTGCAATTTAAAGGGTTGTCACACCCCTCACAAACATGGATATTTGATACTCATTGAGGACGGGCGAGAAACTAACATCGGTAAAGATTGTGGACGAACTCATTTTGGTGAAAATTTTGTCATTAGCCGAGATTTAGAAAGGAAAAAACGAGAGCGATTACAACAAATCAACAAACTACTCTCAATTCAAGCAGAAAAAGAAAGCTTATTAAAACGTTTGGATGAGCTTAGTAATCGCCCATATGGTGTTGCTTGGGCCGTTCGCTCAAAAATCAACCTAAGAAAGGCAATTGGGCAAGACGTTTTCAATCGTTTATCAGAACGAGCGCGCAGGAACAATTTGACTATACAAGAAGAAAAAGAACGAAAACCTGCTGAAATCAAACGGCTACACGAGCTAAATCCACGCTCTAAAAGAGAAGACCACAGGTACTATCAGATTGATGTTGGGAGCTTTACATCGCTTGATGGTATAGCGTTTGATTTTCAAAATGTCTATTGGGAAAATTTGGATAAAGACATTAAAGAAATATTAGATTGCGATACAGCACGTTTGACCACGCCCCAACTTAGGAAGCTTATTACTAAAGCTAACAACATTGAAATGGTTTTTGAACAACTTAATACAGCTCTATCGCAGCTCATACGTTTTTTCACCCCCGAGAACTTCAATTTGCTCCGTTACTTGTCCTTAGATGATAAAGAAAAAGACAAGTTACAAAAATTAGCTTGGAATGTAAATAAAGGCGAAGCATCATTAGGATGGCTGGACTAATTTAAATCAGAAAAAGCTTCTACCGCTGCGGCTTTTAGCATTTGAACCTGGATATCATCACCATTGGCTCGGCCAGCATCATTGATGATGTAGTTAATGCCCTCCAAAAACGGAAAAGCGAACGTATCAACAATGTCAGGTGATGGAATACCCATGCCGCGCATTTCTTTCTTACTCTTGACCGCATAACGGGCTTTCTCATCGTAATCGAACGGAATGCGGGTCAACTCACCCACAATACGCTCACCGTAGCGATCTATAACCGATTGTTCAATACCGAAGCGTCCTTCCTTGATGGCACGACAGAGTGACACAATCGCTTGACTGCGTAGGTTGATAAAACACTCCTTGTTTTCTCGTTTGAAACAGGGATTCCCCCACACGACCTTTTCAAGGTTGGGGGTGTCCATATTTTGCAGTTGCTTGTAAAAGATATTGCCCATGCCCCCATAGTCCACCAAAGTAGACGCATCGGCCAGCTCCAACGATTTGTGGTGCACCTGTCCTGTGAACTTTATCGGGTCAATGGTGTTTGATAGGACTGGAATATCGACAATTTGAATGCGTAGGGCATTATCGCCGTATAAACCATGTCCTGATGCTTTCACAACCGTCATGACCGAGCTATCGCGGTAATCCCCACCGCCCACATCAATCGGCAATATCCAGCCCCAATCACGTGCCCCCAACACATCGCGCCCAAAACTTGCCCGCACCTCTTTCGCACCGATCAAATAGCCGTCGTTCTTATCTGGGAACAGTCCACGCACTTTGATGTCGTATTGCTCGATGCTGTACTGCTTTTTCTTCTCAGCGATAAACTCCGCTGTGACCAGCGGTGACTCTTCGGAGTTGAAGGTGAGCGGATACCACGCACCGCCTTGGAATATGCTCAAGTCGTGGTGCGTGCGATAGAAAAAGCCTGTATTGCGTGTTGGCTGGCTTGCCAAAATCATGCGGTTGTTTTCTTCGGTGAGCGCACCAGTCATGACACCGAAATGCGCATCATCCACGCCAGAGGCTTCATCAACAAGAAATAAAAGGTGTTTGGCGTGCGATCCTGCCAGATTTTCTGGCGCACCCTTGGGGGCGGTTTTAGCCAATACATGCCAAGTCTCTTTACTACCCTTGATGTGGATGCTGTCCACCAGTAATTCAATGTGTTCGGCCAACCAAGCATACGGCCCACGTCGCATACTCGACAAACACAAGGCCACCTCTTTGAATACCTGTTTGCGCACCTGCGCGATGTTTGGCGCAACCACATTGGTGATGGAGTCGTGATACATCGTCAAATGCCACAGCGCAATAATCCCGAATGACTTGGTTTTACCTGTGCCGTGACCCGATGCCACACTGACACGTGAGCCAATCATTTGCGCATGATTGAACAACTCACGTTGTTGATGCGTAACCTTCAGACCACACACCTCAACCGCAAAACGCGTCAAATCTTTTGCAAAACGTTTCGCGGTGTAAATGTAACGTGGGTCTAGCTGTAGGGGCAATACAGGTGTAAAACCACTACGCATCAATCACACCCGACTGATCATACATTGCCAAACGACGTTGGCGCATGGCTTCCTTTTCCACTCGCAAGTCGGCCAGTATTTCTTCATAGGCAGAGTCCAATTCTTCTTGCTGTGCTTTTAGATGGCTTTGCTCTATTTGTGCAGGGACTTGCATCCCATTCCCTTCCTCATACATTTTATTGGCATACAGGGCAAACATCGCCATAGCAGGGTTCAAAGCCTTGCACAAACCCGCCTCCAGCCAAACCATCGAAATCGCGGTTTTAAGCACCTTATAGCTGTCAGATAATTCGGCATTTTTAGGGCTACCATCCTCATGCTTTGCACAACATCGTTCATATAAATATTGTCGCGTGAGACCACAGCGCAATGCGGCGCGTTCAAATGTTGGCATCGTAAAACTAACAGCGTTACCAATCTTGTTGGCTTGGACAAACCGAGCATTAGGCGACAAAATTTCCTCGCGGTACAACATGAGGGCATCTTGAATTTCTTGATCAGTAATCTTGAGCGGTGCACCGACCGCCCCTTTGATCTTTGAGCTTTTGGTTTTACTTGCTCGCTTATTCATTAGCCCCCAGCTCCTCACTTTCATCCAACACTGCCGTAAAGCTTTTTCTTCTGGCCTGTGCAATGTGCTTGGCCTTCTTAATGGCTTGGTCTGCGGTTTCAAACAATCGTCTGGCTTCATTAACCTTTTGCAACAGTTTTGCACCACCCCTCATATGCTGATCAAAACTCTCATTGTTTAACTCATACAGCCGATCAAATAAGTTGAATACGGCTATACCTTGATTGATCAGTTCTCGGGTACGGGCAGAGTGCAACTGCTCTTGCGTTTTACCAATCACATGCAACATGAGTGCCTTAGACGCATCATTTAAATTGTGTCGTATAGCCGTGTACACCGCTAACTGCTCAACTGTTTCAGGGTCGCGCTCTGGATAATCTGAGATACCCAACAAGTAATCAGCCGACACCCCATAAACACATGAAGCATTAACAATCAAATCTAAGGATAGAAGTTTTCTGTTAATGGTTTGCACCGACTCAATTTTAGAAATAATAGCGGTATTGGCATAGCCTAATGCCGTTGATGCTTCCGAGCGCGTGAGACAGGCAATGTCTCTAGCAATTTTCATCCGCCTACGGCTCACATTCAAACTAAAAACATGTCGCTTGGTGCGCACTGGAGGGCATTCAAATTTTATATCCAACTCCAAATCATCAACTTTACCCTCTTGATTTATTCCTACTTTTTTATTGTCTGTCATTGCTTTTACCATTTGTTTATTTGTCTAAAACCAGTTTAATAATGATGCACTGTTGCTGCTGTGATTGATGCATTACCCCTTAAAACCAACACGCTTGACCATCTTGCTATGGGGCTTCTCAAAACGTCGGGGTAAACCACCTGACCAGTTACTAAAACGCGCATACTTACCTTCAAATGCCATGCCAATGGTGCATGGTTCACAGTTACGCGCTTTGTCAATAATCAGGTGGGTGTGGCCATCGTGTGTTTTGTCTTCCTCCTTCCGATAGTAGTCATCTCGGTGTAACAGAATCACCGCATCCGCATCTTGCTCAATGCCACCACTGTCACGCAGATGGGTCATGTTGGGACGTTGCACTTCGCCTTTTCCACCATCACGATTAAGCTGGCACAACAACAGAACTACAACATCTAAATCAAGAGCCATAGCCTTTATGGCTTTGGTGGTCTGCTGAATTTTGTAAGCATCTGTGCTTTTGCTGTTGCCGTGATCCATTAAGCCCAAGTAATCAATCACCACAACATCCAAACCATACTGACGTTTGTGCTTACGGCATGTGGCAGCAATTTGATAAGCGTTTAAAGCAGTGCCTTTCTGAATGTGCATGTGACGGCGCGACAAATCATCTGAGGCTTTGGTCAATCGTAACCACGCGTCATCATCGTCAGGGTTAATGCCTTTGTTGAGTTTATTGAGTTCAATACCGCCCAAGTTGGCAATGCTGCGACGGGTCAACTGGCGTGGACTCATTTCCATGCTAAAAGCCAATGATTTGTAAAACAGTGACATGTTCAGCGCGATATGGAATGCAAATGCACTTTTACCCATGGCTGGCCGTCCAGCAATCACAACCACATCGCCACGCTCAAAACCGCCATTAAATGCTTCATCTAAGTCCATGAAGCCTGTCGGAATGATCGCTTTGCTTTCACCCATGGAGCGTGCCTGCACGTCATTAAGCATGTCGTTGATGCAGCTCATCATGTCGAGTGACTCACCGTGTTCGTCTTGTGCATCCAGCTCAGTGAGTACCTGCTGTGCACGCTCAATGGCCATCTGTCCTGTCAGACCTTGATTGGCACAGGCTTCATTAAGGGCATTGGCTGCACTGTGCACCGCACGTAGCTTGAACTTGTCACTGACGATATTCACGTAAGGACGGACATTGGCATAGCCGCCCACCCCCATAACCAAGGAATGGATATATGACATGCCGCCAACCGCATCGAGTTTGTGATGTCGCTCCAACGCTTCAAACACGGTGATTGGATTAGCATGACGACGCTCAGGATGCAAAATTTGTTTACAGGTAATTTGGTACAGCAAGCGATGTGCCGAGTCCGAGAAGTGCTCTGGCTTGAGATTTGCCAAATGATCTATTTGATCATTGTTCAGCAGTAGGCTACCAATAATTGCCTGCTCGGCCTCAATGCTGACCAGTGGGTTGTGGGCGTGATAGTTGCTCATAATGTGTCATCCGCCCCCTCAACTTCGATATAGAGCTCTTCCTCGTTGTGGTACTTGTACTCCAAGCAATTGACAAAGAAGGATGGCGACATGAAAGTGTCTATGTTAGGAATAAAACGTTTTCGATTTGACGATGGCTCTGCCTCACCCCGCAAAAATTTAGACAGTGCATTAATTTTGAAAAATCGGTCAAAGGCTTTTAAACCCGAATGAACATCAACAAAGCCAAATGGAGCAGCATCCATATTTTTAGCTTCGTTCCAACGAGCGCGAATAGCAGCAATGCGTTTTACCCCTGCTTGAGTTAGATTGTTCAAAGGTCGAATACTTTTGCGTGCCATCGGAAAATGTAACTCGAACAAGTCGATGATTTCCTCTACTGGGCAATCATCATTTTTTTCATCATTGGGTTTTATTTTCGGATTGGGTGGTGTATTTTGTTTTTGAGAATTTGAATCATGTATGGGTACAGTACTAGTACTTTCTTTTTCTTTCATTACCTTTCCGTGTCCCAAAAACGGTACTGGTAACGCGGAAAAACGGTACTGGTCAATGGGAAAAGCGGAACCAGTGCCATTTTTGGAACCAGTACCATTTTTGGTACTGGTAGCTTCTTGTTCCTCATTAAGCTTGCTACTGATTGGTTCACACAATTGATAGACATGCACCTGTGCTGAACGACCAGTAAATTTTCCTGTGTCTTTAATGTAGCCACGTTGCCGTAAAAACTCCATGTTCTTAATAACGGTTTTACGATCTTGGCTGGTGGCTTTGACTAAGTAAGCGATGGAGGGATAGCACACAAAATCAATTGCATTGGCGCAGTTAGCCATAACCATCAACACATGCTTTGCACTTGCAGGTTTGATCTCTTGTTTGAGCACCCACGTAACGGCCTCTACGCACATAAATGCCCTCCAAGAGCTCGGCGATGAGCTTGCATTAAGAGCCTCATGATTAAGCCTTGTTGCTCGATAAGAGAGCACGTACATCACTAGCACGCCAAGCAAGACGACCATTTATACGGACTGGGGTAATGCCACCAATGCCAAGTGAAGCCCATTTTTGTAGGGTTTGTGGTTTACGGTTTAGTGCTGCGGCAGCTTGTTTAGTGGTGAGAATTGCTGGGATAGAACTATCCGCTGTTTCGTTTGTTTCTCTTGTGATGGCTGTTGACTTCAT